TCATCAATAACTGCTTGAGTCGTTGATAGAGAGAATGTTTGTGTCATTGTCCAACCACCTAGGGCTATAAGTAAGCCTAGAAGTAGCATTACAATCTGGTCTTTCACTACCTACTCCACTTGAAATTCTGTTGTGCCTTAATTGTAGGTACAGCATCAGCAGTAGCTTTGGTAGTTGCACTTATAGATGTAGTGCTAGGAAAGACACTACATCCAACCATTATTAATGCTGAGAGTATTAGTATTATCTTAATTGCCATTAGTCAGCTTCTGCTATTGTTATGTCACCATCAGCGACTTGTTTAAGAATTTCTACATAATGTCTGTTGTTTTCATCTAAAGGAACACTACATCCCACTCCATCTATTGTTGCAAAGATACCTGTATTTGTATCTGAATCAGCATTATGGTATTTTGCATTCTCAATAATCATATTAATCTCCTGTTAAAGTTCTGCATCACCACTAATGTAAGCAGCAGAATCATTCTGGTTTCTAATTACCCCGCCTCTACCAGTAGTTCCACCAGATATACTTAAATTAAGTCTTACACAATCTAGATTAATTCGAGTAAAAACCACCGTTCCAGTAATTGAACTACCTTGCAATACACTAAACGACCCAGAGGCTGCCATTGTTGGTACTCCTCTCATTAAAACAGGGTATCTAAATGATGTTATAACCTCTGTTGAGCTATAAACCACCCCACTTGATAGGGCACTATAAGGTTCACCTGTTGCAGTACGCCAATAATACCTCTTGCATCTAGCTAAACTATCTCCAAAACTTTCGTGTTGGAAAGGCGGTAGAGTTGCTGCTGTATAAGTTCCTACTTCTAATTGAACTCCAGTTATATGCCAGTTATTAGAGGTACTGTCAGCGTTATTAACTTGTCCAAACAGTCTTTTATTTGTAGTCCAAGAAGCCCAAGAAGTTTGTAAAGAACCACCAGAACTATACTCTGAGCCACCATATAAACCAAATATAAGCCTCATACCTTGTCCATTCTCTCCTTGATAGTATGAACCAGCACCAATAGAACCTGTTGTATCTGCTGCAAGATTAATGACTTTCTTTTCCCAAGTATTAGTTGTATTAATAGTATATGTTGCAGCAATATATCTATCGTTAGTTCTATCTCCTAGATTAATACAATTCGTTCCAGTTTTTGTTGCCTTTACCCAAAAAGATACTGTATATGTTTGTGCGTTTGGTGTTCCTTTTTTAAATGCTTTTACATCTGCACCTTCTATCATATATTGTATAAAGTTACCATCACTAGCAGCTGGACTAGCTTCAGCAGTTGTACAATCCATTTTTAATGCTTTGGTAAACCCATCTTCCCAAGCAGCTCCACTTGTTAGAGTTTCTTGAGTTTGAGTCCATTCAGCACCTGATGTTATGTGTCCAGCTGTAGGCTCATTCCAGTTCCACCTATCTACTGTATGATAACCACTATCACCATTTCCAATACCTGTTACTGAAGTAGACCTTTGTGCAATAGCCATATCACCATTAATGATTATTGGTTTACCACTAGGTCTATAGTCACTACTACCCGAAATACCAGTAAGGTTAGCACCGCTTATAGCTGGAAGAGTGCCAGTTAATTGTGCTGCTGGTAGAGCAGTTAAACTAGCACCACTACCAGCAAAGGTAGTCGCAGTTAATAACCCAGCTTGGTCTAGCGTGGCTACATTCGAGCCATTACTCTGAAAGATAATATCGTTATTAGCACCATCAGCATTAAGCGTTAGGTTTTCTGCGGATGATTTTATTGTACTCACTTCGGATGCCTCCCTTTAATTTCGTTTATCTTATCAACCCAAGTAGTTGTAGTGTTTTCCTTATCATCGAACTGCATCTCGTATTGATTTAGTTGGTCGTATTCTGCTTTGCGATTTCTAGCGTAGGCTTGGGAGTCATAGACTGCTTGGAGTCTTATAATCTCTGCATCTAACTCTGCTTGGGTAGGTTTAGTTTGAGAACCATCTAACCAATTAATTTCATCACCTACTGCTGTCCATTCCGCATTAGGTGTTAAAGAATGTAATGCATCTGTAATTTCTATAGTCATATTATTTACCTCTATGTATTTTCTTCAAATTCTTGAATCGTAATATAATTAACAGTTGAATCTAATGAACGATGTAAAAACATAGTTCCACCATTACTTGAGCGATACCAAAACCTAAAAGTTTTAGCAGCCGTAGAAGTATTAACATATCTAGCATCAACTTTTACTGAACCGAACAAAGTCCAGTTAGGAACACCAGCAGCATAATGTCCAAATTCATTTGTAGAAAGAATATTAGTAGAAGAAGTTTCACTATCACGATTCCATCTTGTAAATAATAAATGCTCGGCAGAGCCTTGGTCTAATGCAACCTGTCCAAAATAGGTCATAATTATTGTGCTGCTACTGCTTTGAGGTGTATAGGCTATTTCTGCTGCCTCTGCATATGTCGAAGATGTTGTTGATATATTTGAACTTCCAATAGTTTGTGACTTAAAGCCTACTAATTTACCGCCTCCAGCTTCTGCCCAAGCATTATCACCTCTGAGGAATGTAGAGGAGCTCGCTGTACCTGTGGCTGCTAATTTTGCGATAGTAACTGCATCAGTTGCTAGAGTTCCACTATCGACTATTACATCTGGCAATCCACCGACTGATATGCCAGTTACTGTTCCACTTCCGTTAATTACTATTGCCATTAGACTGATGCTCCTTTAAGTTGGTCAAGGGTAGTCATACTATCCACTTGAACTGTTATATCTCGTAGCCTCTGCTTCTCTGTAACGATTGCCGATGTATCTGAACCAGCTTCCTGTGCTTTCATAAACAAGACATCTTGTGCTTCTAAGAGAGGTTTCCTGTCTACTCTAAGTCTGTCTTTAGTAATGACTTTAGCTTTATCCATATTAACTTGCATTGGCATTATTTATTCTCCGTCATATTGTATTTAGCTAAGTCCTCTGCACTCAAGTCTGCTGAAGTCTTTTCACTAGCACCAGCTACATATTCCCAAGCATTTCTGAAACTTCTGTCAGAGGTATCTTCATCTGTAATCTCATACTTAGTTCCTGTTGGTAAGTCTTTATTGGCTATGTGGATTAGCTTCTCTTCATCTGTACCTGTTAGTGTTGCTAAGAATTTAGGTGCTGGAGTCATTTGAGCAAGTGTTCCACCATTGTCATATATTATTTTCATACCTTAATCTCCAAATACTATTACATTATTTTGTTCTCTATCCGCAAGTTGGTCAGCACTACACTCACGAACATCTACTCTACACTTTGCTGTTGTTTGGTGAGAGTGTCCTGACATAATAAGAACGTGATGATAACTTGTTGTACCTACCACACTATTCTCAGAGGTTGCTAAAGAATTAGCGTAATTAATATCATAATCACCTACTTGTAAATCTGTAATACTACTGACATTATGAGAATCCTTTACACTTAGCGTTCCAGTAGCGTCAAAGTTCACCCAAGCCTTCGCAGTAAATTGCGACAAGCCTCTGCCGTCTGAGGTTATAGACATACGCACAGTATTGTTAGTGGCAAATTCTGTTGCACCAGAACTTGCTGTACCAAATACTGCTGCATAAGCAGAACTACCAACAAAAAGTCCACCACCCGCTGCACGCTCTACTCCAACAGTTGCCCGTACCGCATTTGAATTTGTTATATAATCGGTAGATGCGTGTGAAGTTCCAGTACCAATCATATCTACGTTTGGCGAAGCAGTATTAACAACTAAGTTACCTGTCAGAGTACCACCAGCTAAAGGTAATTTATCGTCATCTCCTGTAGTAAGTGCTAGAGTTCCTGTGCCATCAGGTAGTGTTATAGTTCTATCCGTACTCGTATTCGGAGCAGTAACTGTCAGAATACCTGTTCCTGAAGCGTGTCCTTGAATTTTTACTTTAGCCATTCTTTACTCCTTTATACGATTACCCAAGTGCTACCAGTTGGTACTGTCACACTTATGGATGAATTAATTGTAACTGGGCCGGCAGTCATTGCGTTGTTACCACTTGTAATGCTGTAGTTAACAGCAATAGTGTGGGCGTGTTCATACAGTCCTTTAGTGGTAGTGTTGGCATCTGTGTCTAAGGTTGCCCAACTTGCACTTGAAGCATCAGTCGTTAAATATTTGCCAGCGTGTCCACTCTGTGAAGGTAGTGCATCTACTGTAGACCAAGCATTGTCACCTCTAAGGTAAGTAGAACTTGATGCTGTACCTGTAGCACTAAGCATTGCAATATCTACTGCATCAACTGCAATAGTCAGAGCTGTACTACCAGTCACATCACCAGTATGTGTAACATTTGATACCTTCGCTGTATTAGCTGCAACAGCAGTTTCCAAGTTAGCTATATTAGGAATTGCAACTGTACCTGTAAAAGTTGGACTAGCTAATGGTGCTTTTGTATCCATCTGCGTTTGAATAGCAGAGGTCACACCATCTACATAATTAAGTTCAGTATCTGTTGGATTTACAGCACCTGTTACATTTGGAAAGGTAGTCTTTAGTACATTCTTAATTCCTCGTATATGGTCATCACCTTCAGAGACATTATCGCCTGCTGCTGGATTTGACGAATTGAGGTCATCTATGTACTTAGTACCTGTTAAATCCTCTAAAGCCATTCTCTACTCCTTTATGCTGAAGCAGCTGTTACTGTTACTGTTACCTGTAGTGTGTCACCAGAGATTACTGCACGAGAAGAACTAAAATCAACTACACCATATAGTGTACCACCAGTTCCTGTTGCTGCGGTGTTTAAAAAAGCACCAGCGATTGTTGCTGTTGCATTGATTGTAAAGTCTACGCTAGAACTGTTAGTCATACTGCCTGATGAAGATGCACCTTCTGTCCATTCTTTTCTGTTGCCAGCATAGCCAGCTAATTCAGCCCAGCTTGAATGTGATGCCATAGTATCAGCAGCTATTGGTGTACCAGCACCTTTAAGTCCTATATACCAAGCTGTAACTTGAGTTGTTGCGTGAAATTGAACATCAAGAATATGGTTCAGACCTGCTGTAACTATTATATTCTTTTTGTTTTCTTCCCATTTGATGTTGCCATCTTTGTCAAGACAAGTAACTTTCCAAAAGTTAGCCAGCCCTACGTTTACATTATCTAATGTCATTGTGTTCTCCTTAGAGTTGTTGTTATTATTCGTCTGGGTCACTTATCTTTGTCCAAAGTGTATCCTCGTCTTCCTCTACATCGTTCCATAAGAAGGTGTTGTCACTTGAAGCTGAACCAGTCAGACTCATAGTTCCACTCTCTTCAAAGTTTACGTTGTTCTTTATATTACTTGTTCCAGCCAGAGTTCCAGAAACTGGCATAACGTGACTAGCTGAATCTGCTACTGTACCACTTTCACTAAGTGTTATTGATGCTGGCATAACGTGTGCTGTTGTTCCAGACATTCCATAATTACCACCTATTGTTACTCCTCTAGGGAATACAGTATCTTCTAGTAATGACTGAGTAAAATTAGTCTGAGTCATAACAGCTGTTGCTTGGTATGTGCTATTATTCCATATGTAGGAATTGCCTGACCATACCGATGAGTCTGCCGACCAAGTGCTTGAAGCCACTAGCCCTCAACTCCAGAATAAATATTTCTTACTCTCATTGCTGAACCTGAGTGTCTGTCATTCTGGTCTGCCTTTTGTAATTTGTCTATACCATCTCTGTATGCTTGTAGCCACACAGGAATCCTCTCATCATTCTTAATAAAAGGTTCTGCTTCCATAAGAGCACCATATAATAATACGTCTGGTGCATTTGTAGTTAGCCAGTTATTAGTAACAGTACCTGAAGTACCATCACCTAATGCTGTGAACTTCTCATAGAAAGCCATCTCTAATGTGTATGCTGAATCTGGTATAGGTGCTAGTTGTATTTCATCACCTATAAGTGTATAAGCTCTAGGCTTACCAGTAGCACTACTACCATATAATCTATCTAACATCTCTGGTGTAATATACTCAAGAGCTGCAGTAGGATTTGTATTTAGTTGTATGTTACGCATTTGTAAGTAACCACCTGGTAGATTAAAATACTTCTGACCAGATGTAGTTTCCATAGAACTTCTTACTTCCATAGGGCGTATGCGTAGTTCCCTACTTATACGTGCTTCTGCTAGAGTTATGAAGTCTGGTATCCTAGCTGTCAAATCTGACCTATCTAGCCAGTCTGCTATTGCATCTTTTAATTCTGTGAATGTACCTAGTGCCATTATACTTTTCCTTTAGTAGTTCTCCAAGGAGCATTGTCTGGGTGGTTTAACCACTCTCTCATCCTTTCTTGATTTCCCCAAACCTTATCTCTCATCATCTTCTCTACTACAATTAATGGTATACTAGCTACCTTGTGTGAAAAAGTTGAGTCACCTTTATACTTTGTATTTGTTGTATGGAACTTGTCTTTACTATTTAAGTCATATAACTTCTTGACTATCTTGTCATCTTGTCCACTAACAAGAGTAAGACTTCCATCTAAATTTGTTATTAAATCTGATTTTACTGTCATATAATAAACCACCCCAGTTGCCTAGGGTGGGTTAGTTGGTTAGTTATTAACCAGTAGTGTAACGTATCTTACCGTTAGCAGCTTCGTTGCCACAACGTAGACCGTACTCAACTAGAAGCATCTTCTTCTCAGAGTCACCTTCTTTAGCAATATCCACAGTTTGGAAATCACGTAAGTAGTCAACTGACCACATATCGTGGTCTAGGAAGTAGACAACATCTTGGTCACAAAAACGGTCTAGCATAATGTTGAATGTACCAAAGTCTGATACATATACATCAACCGCATTTTGGATTGTTGTGTTGCCATCTGCTACTGAGCGAATTGCATCAGCACGACCTGACATTGCTGTTACTAACTTCTTGTTAGTAGCACCAAGTAGGATAGTTGATGGTTCGCCACCAGCGTTCCAAGTAGACTCAGCTACTGCAAGAATATCAGCTTCAACAACTGCAGCGTGAGTACCAGAAGTACCAGCATCAGTTACGTTTGTTGAAATGAAGTTTGCAGCACCACGAGTCTCACGAGCTGTTGATGCGTTACCAGCGGCAGCGGCGTTATCAGCTAGAAGTGAGCCTTCCATATCACGCTTAATCTCTTTCGAGGCTTTAGCGAGTTGGTGGGCCATCTCAGATTTTTTACCAGCGTTGTTTACTGTCTCGTGAGTTCCAGTAACCTCAACAACTTTCTTAGAAATTTGTGTTTGGTTAGTTAGACGAGTAGTAGCGGTAGTTGCAGCTGTACCAGCAGCAGCTCCCTCAACGTGGTAGTTATTTATTACAGCTGCAGCGAGTGCATCTGTTTGCCACTCAAATAGAGTGTTAGATACTGAACCCTTGCCAGCAATGCTGGACATAAAAGGTGTATCTGTGGGTGAAATATCATATATTACATCAGACAAATCCTCTCGAATCGCTGTTGCATCATATGTCTTAAATTGCGTTGGCATTATTATTCTCCGTCAAAGCATATCATAAAATATAGAAGCGGCATCATCTTGCTTGCCTGACTTCTGTAACCTCGCACGCTTTTTCTTAATAGCTTCAGCAGCTATATCTTCATTTGAGTTTCCTCTTCCAGATTTTTGTACTTTAGGGACTTTCTTAACCGCCTTCTTCTTTGGAGCAACCTTAGTTGTTAGCTTATCATATTCCATAGCTTTCTTAATTATTAATACACTACGGTGGTCTGCTAACTGGCTAATCTCTTCTGGTCGAAAACCTACTGAGACAGCGTACTCTTGTACGTCTTTCTTTATAGTAGATTCCTTATCATTCCACTCAGGTAAAGCATCAACTAGTCTACTGTATTCTTGTTGAACAAAGTGTGACCTAGCTTTCTGTACCTCTTCAGCTTGTTCTTGTTGTATAAGAACTTGCTGTTGTGCTACGTTCTGTACTTTTTCCTGGGCATCTCTGTACTCATCTTTCTTAAGCATATACTGATATGGGTCTTCTTGTTTCAAAGCTGTCCAATCTGTACCTTCAAACTCTTGAAGTTTACTGCTCTGTTGTTCTTGCAACATCTGTAAGCCATTAGCGTACATTTGCCTCTCTTGCTCTAGACGCTGACGCTCGGACTGGATGTTCTCCGTCTCCTTACGTTGCTCTGCTAGTGCCTGAGACTTACGAGTATAGTCAGCCTGCCTTTGATAACCGTTCTTAAGTTCATCTATACCAACTTCCAATTCCTCTCCGTCTACTTTTATTGTATACTTTAAGTCCTCTTCCGCTACTACTTCATACTCTTCTTCTTCAGTTACCTCTTCTTCGGTTTCTTCTTCAGCTTGTCCTTCCTCTTCCGATTCTGGGGCTTCTTCTTCTACCTCTTCAGCTTCCTGTGTTTCCTCTACCTCCGTCTCGTCAACAGGGGTTTCGGTTACCTCGCTTGCGGTTTGCTCTTCTGAGTCCCACATACTAAGGATTTTATTACTTGCTTCAGCAGTTGTACCTGCTGGTGCTCTGTTATTTACAACTTCTTGGGTGTTCTCTGCAGAATCCATTGGTTACTCCTCTCACTTAATTAAAAAATTCTTGCTCCCTTTCAGCAAGTGTGCCTGTCTCAAGCACTGACTGTATGTGCTGATGCACTAAGTCCAATGCTTTGATTGTTATATACAATCTATCTCTCTCCACTTCCTCGGCTACTCTGGTATTTAAGAGATGCTCTATTAACGCTTCTCTTACTGTGGTTAGAGCCTCTACATATAGAGGATGTTCTAAAATCTGTTTAGCTTGGTCCGCCCTCGCTATCTCTTCTCCCTTCTTTCCCATATTAGTTTCCTATCTTAACAGCCCTTTCCTGTTCTCTCTCCAATACAAGCTCTTGTTGTTTAAGTGCAAGTTCTGCTTTCTTAATCTCAAGCTCTTGTGCCTTAATCTGCATATTTACTTGTGCTTCTTGTCTCTTAAGCTCTAAGTCTTGTTGTGCTATCTCAGCATCAACTTGCATTTCTTGTTGTTTAATTGCAGACTCTTGTTGTATCTTCTGCATCTTAACTTCTATTTCTTTTGCTTTTAACTGAGCTTCCATCTGCTTGGCTTTCTCTTCTGGAGAAGGTCCTTGCTTTTGTGGAACATCCTGATCGCCTGGGTCTGTAATAAAGTCATCTACATTCTTCATACCCATAGCCTTTATCTGTTCAGCTACTAAGTTATATACATTCTTAGGCTTGAGTAACATACCTGCTGCTGGGTGTTGTGCAATCATTTGTATTGTTTGCGACAATCTACCTAAGTGCATAAGGTTCATATCTTTATTACCAAAACCTAAACCAACCTGTGCTACACAATCCATCTTTTCTTTCCACTCGTGTGGGTATAAAGTAACCCAAGTGTTGTTTAGTCTAACAAGTTTCTCAGGTTTTTCAAACTTCTGTACCAATTGATATACAGAATTTGCTAGGTCCTTCATACCTGTTTCAGCGAATACTCTTGCTATTAACTCTATCTTCTGCTGTGCTGCTGTCATAACTTGACCTACGCCTGTAGCAGTTTGATGTGACTTCAAGCCACCTTCAGATAGACCCATTGACTGCTTACTAACACCAGTTCGTTCTTCTCTAATACTATCTAGGTAGCCTAGCATATTAAAAGAGTTCTGGTCTAGTTGCGGTGTTCCTAGAGGATTAACCGCACCTGGGGTACGTACTCTTACAATACCCCCTGGTCTCGAAGTCATTAGGTCATCTAAATTTACTTGCCCTTCGACTACTTCATAACGCCCATTATTTGTTAGATACATATTATCTAATAAGTTACGCATTAAGGTAGTCTTAATTAGTTGAAGGTCAGAGATTAAGTCATATATACTCAGACCATAGAACTTATGAGGCATCGGGATAGGTGTAAGGGAGGAGAAGGGAACACTATCCACAGCCTCATTATCTAACAGTTCGTCTCCAACCTTCGTTATTTTTCTTAATTCGGCTATACCATCATTATCATAGTCTACTCTTGTGTAGCACTCTGTAACCCATATGCCGTCATCTATGTCACCTTCTGGTGCGTTGTCTTGTTCGTGTGAGAACCTAGCAAGTCTTTCTGATTTATAATCTGCTTCATCATTATTAAAAGCATTCTCTATCTTACTCTTAGGATAGCCTTGCTCTATTAATTCTGACTTAGTTCTCTTTACTCTATGAGCAACAAATCGTGCATCTTGTATTGTCTTAGCATATTTGTTAATCAAAAATTCTTCTGGAGGTACAGCTTCTATTCTAACCTGTCCATCCTCATATGTTCTATTTACTACAACATCGTGTGTTATTGGCTGACCTTCCTGATCAGCACCATTTTCAGTGTGTTGTTTTACATCTACACTATCTTCCATCAAGAGAGCTGTGAACTCTTCTTCTGTTAAGTTCTTATACTCTTCTCTTAATGTCTCACTTTCATCTGACCAGTAGTGCTTTACTATACCGTTCTTCTGTAGTAGAGCATCTTTAAACCACTGATATATAATACTGAAGCCTGGGTTCTGACGCATAATAACATAGTTAGTATAGTCAGTAGACTGTTTTGCCATATCGACATCTTCTGGTCCTTGCGGTTCAAACTGTACCACCTTATCGCCAGAAGTAAATATCTTCATAAGGCTAGGCATAATCCATTCGATTACATCAGCTACATCTCTTGTGACGATTTGAGAACGACCCTCTTGCTCGTTACCATACTTCTTACCGTAATAACGGTCCATCGCATCTGAGCGTTGTGTTGTGAGCTTACCATCTTTATACCCTAGAGCAGAACTTATCTCTTGCTCTAGGTGAGCGGATAGCTCACGCTTCGTCATCTTAGCCATAAATTATTTACCTTTATTAATAGGGTACTTCGTTTCTTTAGGGGGCGGTGGACTCTTGCTTACAATCTTCATTATCTCTTTGATGTCTTTAATGTCCTCTGCCATATCTAATATTTTATTTTCAAACCATTTCGGATTCATATCTTCTCCTATACTATCCAACTTAAATCAGTCTTAGGAAGTTCCTTTCCCCAGACACTGTCATTGCCAGTAAATACTACATCTGTTACACATAAGTACCTAAAAGCATCGCTGGCGTGAGAGGTCCAATCGTGGACTGGTCTCTGACTCCAGATTTTTTTCTTATCATCATAACTACTTCTATACTGTAGTAATGCCTCTAAGCCCTTCTTAGTGTTTTCTGCATCAAACCAACACTTGTTTAAATAAGTTCTAGTGGTATCTATACCATCCATCACTTTTAATTTTGGTGCGACTTGGAAATCTATTCCTAAGTCATAAGCCAGGTCCCTTCTCGATTTACCTGTAGAAAACTCTCTAACTACAATATCGTGTGGTGCTATGTGTGCTCCATAATGGTAACCCTTTCTATTTAATACATCTATATAGTGAGGCAAACCTTCATTTGAGTTCTCATAATAATCTATAACGTGTACTGCTTTATCTACAAATTGTATGAACCATATGCTGGTTGCATCTGAAACCCCAAGGTCCCAGCTTGTTACTACTTGTTTAGCCGGGTCATAAGGGACTTTCCCCACTCGGTTTTCTTCATAAGCAGCTTCAACCTCTTTAGCATAATACGCACCTCTAAGTGCAGCAGACCAAGAACACTCGTATTCTTGTTCAAATTCATTTTCTGCCATATCTTGCTGCGCAAGTTCCAATTCTTCATCATCTAATATCCCTGTCTCACTCGCCTTATATAAGAATCTAGCCCATCCCTTCTTCTCTGGTACTGAGTGATATAAATTATAAAATTCGTTCTTTCCTTTAGGTGTACCAATAAATATGGCATAACCTTTTCTATCTGATAGTGCTGGTCTTACTACCTCAGAGAACATCTTAGGGTTCATCTGAGCAAATTCGTCTAGGACAACTCCGTCTAAATAAATTCCACGAAGAGTGTCATAATTATCTGCACCATACAGTTGTATTCTCGCCCCTAGAAAGTCAGCTCTGAGTTCTGCCTCATTAAACTTAACATCTGGGAATACAACACACAACCTTTTTAATTCATCCCAAGCAACTGTCTTAGCCTGTTTAAATAGTGGTGCTATATAGGCATATCGTGGTGCTCTCTTACCATTACCTATATCCTGTACTGCTGACTTTATTAACTCATTAACAGCAAATACAGTCTTACCAAATCTTCTATGACATACTACAACATTAAATCTAGCTAAGTTGGTATGTAAGTGTTTCTGTAATTCCCTGGGTGTATAGGGAATTATTATAGGCTTTCTCTCCTCTTGCATAAAGTTTAGTGTACCTTATCGTCTTTATTCCTAATAACCTGGTTAGCATCTGCAATATCTGCTTCATTAGTAGCCCACTGTATATCAAACTGTCTGTCCTCTATAACAACGTGGTGTTTCGGAGACCAGCCAGCCTGCGTCTTTAACCAAAACGTAGTCATACTAGGAGATTCACCTGATACTGCCATTTCGTAGGCTACACCAGCAACGCGGGCGGTGCGTTTCTCTTTACCTACCAGTAAATTGTGCATAAAATATTTTGTTAAGGTGGCATTACTAATACCCATAACTTTAGCTATTGTATGCTGGTCCAATCCAATAGTAACCATCTCTTCTACCTTAGAATAATCGTCATTAGTAGGTTTATATGTCTGTCCTCGTTTGATTCTAGACTTTTTACCACCTGCTGCCTTAGATTCCTTAGACAAACCGCCAGTTGGTCTACCCAACTTACGTTCAATCTTGATTACAGCATCTGCTGGTACTATTCCTTTAGCAGAAGCTACAGCATATCTAGCTTCTTCCTCTAATTCTTCCTCAATTAGCCTTATCTCGGCTTCTGAATCGGTTGAAATTTTGCCTTTATTCGCCATACTTAGTATTATACCTTAAATTAATATTGTTTTATCTTATATCCTAGAATATTCTAAAGTATTTTTTATAGGGGAGTTGGGAGGGTTACTCTGCTTTAGAACTTTCTAGGTATAGAGTGTGTTTCCTTGTAAAGATACACAATATTATATACTATAAGTCCCTCTAGGTCAACCCCAATTTATATCATTGTGCCGAAATATATTGAAAAAATAATAATTTTACTTATAGGTGGGTTTCGCTCGTGGTGTAAAAAAACAAAAAGGGTGGCGGGGCATCTTCCGTCGGGCAAAAACTCCCCTCGAATCGGTCGAGGGATATGCGAGGATTTTCGCGAGGATTGGGCGCGGGATATTTTCGGAACACGTTCCGAGTTTGATATTTTTTTGAGGGCGTATTCGTGGTTTTTATATAATAACAATCAAAGCGAAAGTTTTATTATTTCTTTACATCCATATCAAATGAGAGTATTATTCTTTTATCGGATGCACTTTCGCGGACGATAAAATAAGGAAAATATGACAACAACAACAACAAAACAATCTAGCCCTAAGACGGGCAACAAGGCTACTACTAAAGAAATGACTCAACGTGTAAACGCGTCTTATAAAGATATTGTTAAAAGTATCGAAAAAGACAAATTAAAAGACGTTAAAAAATCTGATGTAGTTAATAGTAGCAATTCAATGGGCGATACTTTAGACAGTCTAGACAATTGTAGCGAGTCAATTAAAACGCTTGACCAAACAATTGACAAGGCTATCGAGGGCGGTTTATCAATCCAAAAACAAATTGAAGAAATTGTTTTTACCGACAAGGGAATTGACGATTTTGGCGTTGATACTATCGTTGACTATGCAACGCGGTTAAAGAATCAAACCGAGGGCGTTGCGAGTCATAAAAACTTCAAAAAACTTGATACCTTAAGGCGTCAATTTTCGAGGGCGTTTGATTGGGCTAAAGAGAACGATTTAGTTACCAATAACGAGCGTATGTCGTTGGTCGGCGTTGGCAAGAAAATGAAAGTATCACCAGATACTGACAATCCGTACCGCGATCAAACACCAGAAGAAAAAATTGCGAGTGACAAGGCAATTGTTGACGCGGAAAAAAGCGAAAAACGTGAAACGCTACAAAATCACGTTGATTGGTTCATATCCTTAAGTGACAAGGAATTCGACAAATACGACAAAGAGCGTAAAGAATTCAAGTTAATGACCAACGATACCGCTACTAAAAAGACCGTTACAAAATAACAGTCTAATTTAACTAACTAAGCCCCGCGAAAGCGGGGTTTTTTTACGTCTATTGGAAAGTATCTAATAGTATCTCAAAAGCCCGAAAATACCTCAAAAATCAATCTTTTATCAAAACCTTATACTTTGTATCAATTTGACTTTATCGTCCAAAAATGAGATAATATAACTATGAATCGGGCTTTACTCGTTTCTATTTTCGGAACACGTTCCGAGAATCAATCCAATAAAAAGGCGGTTTAATTATGAATAGAAAACAACAAATACAATTGAATAGTCAACGGTCAAAGTTGACGTCAATTATTAATGAAACACGTGGAAAGTTTTTCACTGTTAAATTTCATAAAATTGACGGTAGCATCCGAAAAATGAATTGTAGAATTGGAGTCCATAAGTTTTTAAAAGGTGGTGAATTATCATACCGCCCAGTGGATAAGCCAAATCTAAGAATCGTTTTTGATGTCAAATCTAGTGGCTATCGTACTATTAATTTGGATAAGGTTTTTTATATCAAAACTGGTAGGAGGGCTGCAATTACCTACCTTACCGACCAGTTGATAAACGATATGACTCACCATAATTATTATAACTAGGAGGACCTATGTTGGAATCAATTGTAACAATTTTAGTATTTATTATCTTTGCTATTGGATTAGTTGGTATGTGGATTTTTGCGACCACTATGAAAATGGATTACAAGGATAAGAAAGGAAATTATTTAGTTAAAAAGTAATTCTCCTAGGCCCGCTATACGGCTGAATATTAGCGATTAGTTTTGCCAGTTTCTAATCACTAACTTATACACAAAAACTGGTTTTAGTTGTAAGAAATATGGGATGTCGCTATTATCCCTAGGGGGCGGCATTCCATACTTTTTATAACTAGGAAAGGAAGGTAAGCATATGGATGTAAAACAATTAGTGAAAGGTGAGTGGTATCACATCGATAATGGATTAAAAGTCCAAGCACAATTACTAGAATCACCCAAGCAAGGTAGGGGATTCAAGAAAGTTGTGCTAATGAAAGTGATGGGCAGCCAAGCGGGATTCTTTGACGAGATGGGAAGTGTTTACGTTTCGGACATAATCAGACCAATAGGCAACCCAATACCACCAACACCTTTTGGTTTTTAACTAGGATTAGGGGCAAAACACCCCTACCCTTACTATCACTGCGGGCAAGAAGTCCTCTACAATCGAGGATTTCGAGTCCGTTTTTTTTATAATTTAACAAAATGAGGTGAAAAGTGGAAGAAACTATACTAAACACAGAACTGACCAAGGATAACCCTTGGAAAATAATACATCTTTTATCTAAGGAATTGGATAAGAGATTTACTGTTGATGAAATACTAGAAGTTTGGTACTCTGTTTATGGCAAGGATATGGCAGAGCCTAAATTTATAAACGAACTAAGGCAAAGGATTGCCTAGTTGTAAAAACTAAGCCTGATCTTTGGATTAGGCTTACTTGTTATAACTAAGATAAGGATAATTATGAATATAGAAAACAATTTGTTTGTGCCATTCAAAACACTGAAGGCAGCCAGAGAGTATGTGGAGGGATTTTCAGACCCGAAGAAGATGCCTGGCTGGAGTTATGGATTGCCTACGGATATGTGCAAAACTGGGATGATACTAAAAAAGATACCCGCATCTGTATGTTCTGATTGTTATGCGGATAAGGGATTTTATACAGTCTACCCAGCAGTTAAGGCTGCACAGTATAGACGTTTGAATAGTATTGATAAGCCAAGATGGGTTGAAGCGATGATATATGTTATGACTCACGCCAAAGCAATACTAAAGGATAATGTCTTTAGATGGCACGATAGTGGGGATATACAAGGTGTTGAGCATTTGGATAAGATTGTGCAGATAGCACAAGCAACTCCCAACATACAATACTGGCTGCCCACTAAGGAAAGTGCTTGGATACAAAATTACAATAAGCCTATCCCGAAAAATCTAGTGATTAGGTTAAGTGGTAGTTTTGTGGATGGCAAACCACCCAAGTATACAAATACCAGCACTGTTGTTAGTAATGAGGATGATGCAACTTGCAGAGCCTTTGATAATGGTGGTGAATGTGGTGAATGTAGACAGTGTTGGGATAATAGTGTAAAAAATGTAAGTTACTTTAAACATTAAGGAGGTAGTATGAAAGTAAGTTTAGAAGAACTTGTTAGTGAGTTCAAGCAAGTCCAAAGGGATATGAAATATCTCGGAGTGGATATATCTGTGGATGAAACTAATAAAATAGAATTGGAAACTGCAATTGCGGTAAACAATAGACTGATAGATGAGTTTCCATACGCTAGGGATTTATTGGCTGATAGATAAGGAGGTAATATGAGTATAAATACTGTACCTTTATGGGGATTTACCATAGTTAACGATGAGGTTGACAAATGGGATATGCCTATTGAGGATTTTTGTACTGTTTTTAATTCAAGTGAGTCATTAGCATCCGACTCAGTTGCGGGTGAAAGCAGCTACATATTTAATAACATAGATGAGCGAGATAGACAGGCTGATTTGTGGTCACAACGATTGTATGAAAAATCAGTGGATAAGGCTGATGATTTGATGGATGAGTATAGAGAGCGTGGGCTTTCACCATCAGATTTCTTTAGGCAAGAGTAGTTGTAAAAACTAAGGGATATTTCGGAACACGTTCCGAGTATCCTTTACTCTTTATAACTGGAGGAAAAAAATATGGATAAAGATAACAATCTAGGCATTAACGTGTGTGCTCTGTTTGATGGTTCGAGCTGCGGTCAAGTTGCACTCGAAAGAGCAGGGATAAAAGTTAATAATTATTTTGCATCTGAGGTAGACCCTTGGGCTGAGAAGATTACGCTCAAGAACTACCCCAATACTGTGTGTGTTGGTGATGTGAACTTTGTTAGTGGGATACAACTACCAGATATAGACCTGATCTTAGCGGGTTCACCCTGTCAAGGATTTAGTTTTGCTGGTAAGCAACTAGCGTTTGATGACCCCAGGTCCGCACTGTTCTTTGAATTTCTTAGAATATTGGATGAGTGTAGGGCATTCAACCCTAATGTTAAATTCTTATTGGAAAATGTAAGGATGAAGCAAGAGTATCAAGACATCATCAGTGATTATCTAGGTGTGCAGCCAGTAGCGATAAACTCGTCACTGGTATCAGCACAAAATAGATACCGTTTGTATTGGTGTAACTGGGATATAACTGAGCCCGAAGATAAAGGCATTCTGTTAAAGGATGTACTTGTTGAGGGATTTGGTGATAGTGTTGGGGATCAGGGCACAACAGTTAGGCGTACTAATATAGATAAGTCTGCTTGTCTATTGGCTAGGGATTACAAGGGATTTGGCAACCAAGCAATGACTGGTGTTAGAACTTGTGAACTTAGAGAATATAAGGATGAGTCAGACTGTCACCACGTTGGAACGGCCCTGGATATTAGAGGTAATGAGAGTATCAAGCGTGTGTATTCGGATACTGGCAAAAGCCCAGCCCTCACTACTATGCAAGGTGGTCACCGTGAGCCTAAAGTATTGGTAGCAAGGATGGTGGGCAGACGCATCAACCCAGACACAGGCAAGAGGGATGATTATAATACAGACATCACACCCAAGCAGAGGCTTGAGCCCAGAAAGGATGAGAAGTCTGGATGTTTGACTACTGTTGAGAAGGATAACTTAGTAGTAGAGAAAGGAACGTATCGCCCACTGCTGCCAATAGAGATGGAGCGATTACAAACACTGCCCGATAACTATACTGAGGGAGTGAGCAATACCCAACGTAAGAAGATGTTGGGCAACGGATGGACTGTCGATGTGATAGCCCACATACTAAAACAAGGAGGATTTGTATGAGCAAGTTGTATAAAATACATAAAGCAAAGAAGAAATCTAGAAAGAAAAGTTCTAGTAGAGAACAAAGAAGGAAGGATGAAAGACTATTAAAAAAACAAGCAAGGAGGGATAATGAAAGAATGGAAAGACGATGAAGTTAAGATAGCCTGGGGTGTACAAATCAACCCCAGTTATCTAGATGGTATCTATTCAAAGCCTGATTCCTATAAGAAGACAAGGGTCAGGGATAGGTACGGTAAAATTATGAACCACTTTGATGTGGCTAGACTCAACAGATATAGAACTGAGGCTAGGGATAAGTGGCGATTAGAAAATAGGGATACAATTAAAAACTTAAAAGAAGGAGGTGACAAGTGATAACTTTTGATACCCACGCTCTCGATAATAGGATTGATGAGCGTATTGAAGAGGCTTTTAATATCTGGGATAGGTATGGTAAGGAAGCATTTGATGATGATTACAGGCTTGTGCCAAGAGAGGTATATGACTTGCAAGATTGTCATCTGTTAAGTATAATTCAAGAACAACAAGAGCAGATAGCTGAAATCCGCCAGGTGCTGCTGACAAATACAGAGATGACACTAACGATGGCGGATAAACTAGGTATGAAACCAGAGGAGGGATAATGCCAAATTATAAAGTACAGATAGAATCTGTAGTATCGTACAGTTTTGAAGTAGAGATTGAGGATGCTGACAGTGAGGATGAAGCAGAAGCAATGGCTGATGATAATTACTGGCAAGATAAGTATCATAGGGAGGCTCGAAACTCACAGATGCACGATGAGTTTGAGATTACAAGTGTTGAGGAGATTATCTATGAGGATGATGCTCTCGATGATGATGATGATTACCCACCAAGGGAGGAATAATATGGGTGTTATGAAGCAAGCAGCGATAGCTGTACAAGGGATGTTAGATGGTGAAGAACCTACTGAGGAACAAGTGATAAATTATATGGTCGAAGAATATATGAAATCACCTCAGTATTACAAAGAACACAGGGATCAGGAAAAAAAGATTGCAAATGACTTGACAGTTCTTAATTCATCAGCTAAAATTTAATTGTTAGTACAAACTAAGATAGTCTAGGGGATTTGCCAACTAGCTGACTAGATAGCAAAACTCCTAGACATTCTTAGATAGTCTTAGTAAGAGATACACTGGTTTCCTTCCTTATTTTCCAGTGTATCCCTTAGTAGGATTACCTACTAATGGGGACCTTCGGGTCATTAATGTTAATGTTACAGGAGTTATATATGAGTGCTATAAGTTTAGCTGGTAAGGTGGTATTCAACCACATTACAACACCCGATGTTTATAAGGGTGATACAAAATATTCTTTGACGATTGCGTTGGATAAGGATAGTAAGAAACTTGCTGAGAAAAGCGGGCTTAAGACTAGTGAGTATGATGGGGCTACCCAAATTACTTGTAAGCGTAAGTTCGATTTCGGTGCACCTAAAATCTACAACACAGATAAGGAGGAGGTAGGTGTTGGTCACCTATCACTCTTTGGGGATGAGGTAGTTATGAAGGTGAAGCCTGGTAAGGGAGACTGGGAGGCTTTTGCTTATTTAGAAGCTGTCCGAGTTGAGGCAAAGGCAGAGGGTCAAGAAGACTACGACCAATCTGACTTTTAACTAGCGACAGGCATTGTTAGTTGGGGCAGTCACTTATGGCTGCCCTTTTAAATCAAGGGAGGAAGATATGATTAAAGGTAATATACTTTTAAGGAAGGAACAGTGTCCTAACTGTGCGTCTAAAGGTAAGGATACAGGCAAGGATAACTTGGCTATCTATTCAGATGGTCAGACACACTGCTTTGCTTGTGGTCAGCACGGAAACACTAAGAGCCCACCAGGTCCACTTACTAATAAGGACTATCCAGCACATCCTAAGAAGGATGAAGACTGGCTTGCTGATTATAGAGGTGAGCACTACAGTTTGCCTGATCGCAAAATTAGAGGTGAGACCTTAGAAAGATACAAGGTTAAGGCAGAGAAGGATGACAAGGGCAACATAATTAAACACCACTACCCCTTTCATAATCAGAAGGGTGAGATGGTTGGTATGAAGACAAGGATAGTGGCGAGCAAGAAATTCTATGGTAGTGGTAACACTAACAAGACCAACGCTTTGTTTGGTCAGAATTTGTTCAGACCAGGTGGTAAGTTTGTTACTGTCTGTGAAGGTGAGCTTGATGCTATGGCAGCTTATGAGATGTTTGGTTCTAAGTATGCTTTTGTCAGTGTAACCAACGGTGCTAATTGTGTGGATAATATCAAGGCTAATGTAGAGTGGCTAGATTCTTTCGAGACAGTCGTTCTAGTTTTTGATAGTGACCAAGCTGGTGTGGATGCAGCCAAAGCTGTTGCACCTGTACTTGGCCCTAACAAGTGTAAGATATTAACACTAGCCAAGCACAAGGATGCTTGTGATTACTTAATTAATAGTGATGCTAAAGATTTTGTCCACGAATGGTGGGATGAATCTAAACCATTCACTGTGTCGGGTGTTGCTAGTGTAGAGGATATGCGTAATGCTATGCTACAGTACAGAGATACTGAACTAATACCCTTGCCCGATTCCTTTGGCAATCTGAATGAGATGATGCGAGGTGGTGTAGCAAGGGGTGAGTTAGTATCAATCATTGCACACACATCTATAGGTAAGACAACCATACTGAATGAATTAATCTACCACTTCTCTGTCAATACAGATGAGAAGATAGGTTGCTTTATGGTTGAGGATAATATAGATGAAACGATCAGGAAAGTTGTGAGTGTACACACTGGTGAGAATATGCAATTGCTTAAGCCTAATGACTTGAATGTTGAGAGAATTATGGATGATGCTGTTGATATAGGTTTCGCATCTAAGATACAGTTACACGATGATGGTGGTGGTAGTATAGACCTTGAAGAGATGTTCAGTAAGATTAGGTATTTCATCAAGGGATTGGGCTGTAGTATTATATTACTTGACCCACTACACACAGCCATTAAGAATCTATCTAACGAAAACATCGAAGAGGTAATGGATAGGTTCATTAAGCTGTGCAAGGAAACAAAGGCAACAGTGATACTCAGTACACACACAAGAAAGCCCGATGATGGCAGCCATCCACATAAGATTAGTGAGTATGATGTCAAGGGTAGTGGTGCTATACCCCAGGCTTGTCACACTAACATACTATTCTCTAGAGATAAGCTAGCCGAGGATGACTATGAAAGGAATGCTACTCGAATACGTGTGCCCAAAATGAGAAGAACTGGGCAGACTGGTGAGGCGGGATGGTCATACTTTAATAGTACCACTGGTAGGCTGGAGAAGGGGCACGCACCTAGCGTGGGAGATAATGATGCGAACTTTTAGTTGTGACATCGAGACAGATGGCATAGATGCCACCCAAGTTTGGTGCGTTGCTGTTCATAACATAGACACAGACCAGTGTATTACATTTGCTGGTCCTTGTCTTAATCTATTCAAACCTTGGATGGAGTCAGAGGCTGATTGCCTGATCTTTCATAATGGTATATCTTTTGATGTGCCAGTGCTTGAGAGATTATTAGACATAGACTTTAGTGAGATATTAATAGAGGATACGTTGGTGATGAGCCAGCTATACAAACCTAGGCTTGATGGTGGTCATTCACTGTCAGCCTGGGGTGATAGGCTTGGCTTTGCTAAAGGTGACTATGATGATTGGTCTAAGTTTACTTTAGAGATGTTGGACTATTGTATTAGAGATACTAAGGTTACTACTAAATTATATAAGTACCTTCTTGCAAACAAACTAAGTGAGGATGCAAAAGGACTTGAGTACAAAACAAAAGAACACTGTTCATTACAAGAGAGAACTGGATGGTTCTTTAACATCAAAGGTGCTATAGAATTGTTAGTAGAAATAAACGATGACCTAAGACTTGCAGAGGAAGAGGTGCACAAGACATTCGTTCCTCTTGCAGTATGGAAATCTAAGAAGCCAGTAGAAAATAGGTTTACTAAGAGAGGTCAGAGAACTAAACACTATCAGACAGAGGTGGACCTGGCGTGTCATACTAATGATGATGGTGACTATGGATACTGGACCTACCCCGAATTGAACTTAGGCAGTAGGCAGCAAGTAGGCAGACACCTTATGCACTATGGATGGAAACCTACTGTGTTTACTGACACTGGACTACCAAAGGTTGATGAGTCTACACTCAAGGATGTAGATATACCAGAGGCTAAGATTATTGCTAGGTATCTAATGCTGCAGAAACGCCAGGGCCAAGTGAGTAGCTGGGTTGATGAGTACAATTATGATACTGGAAGAATACATAGTAGAGTACATACTATGGGCACTGTGACACACCGTATGTCTAGTAGTAACCCGAACTTACAGCAAGTTACTGCAAGTAACAAGGAGTACGGTACTGAGATGCGTAGCCTGTTCACTGTTCCAGAAGACAAAGTAATTGTTGGTGCTGATTTATCTGGATTAGAATTAAGATGTTTAGCACATTATATGAAAGATGCAGGGTATACTGAAGAGATTTTAAGTGGTGATATACATACAGCCAATCAGAAAGCTGCTGGTCTAAAGACTAGAGATGAGTCAAAGCGTTTCATCTATGCCTATCTTTATGGCGGAGGAGATGATTTAATAGGTAAGATATGTGGAGGAGGTAAAAAGTTGGGCAAGAAAATTAAACATCAGTTCCTATCTAACACACCAGCATTAGCTGTGCTTAGAAAGAAGATTGAGCACGCATCAAAGAAGGGATGGATCAGGACACTTGATGGTCGCAGAGTGTATGTTCGTAGCCCACATTCAGCACTTAACTTTTTATTGCAGAGTGCTGGCTCTATTATAGCTAAGAGGGCTTGGGTTATATTCCACACTCTTGCTAGTGAATATGATTACAAACAGCTCGGTGTTATACACGATGAGATACAGATAGAGTGTGACCCAGCAATTGCGGATGAGATTGGTAGCCTGGTTGTTGAGGCTATGGAACTAACAACAAATTATTATCACCTAAATTGTCCCATCACTGGTGAGTACAAGGTAGGAACAAGCTGGAATGAAACACACTAAAGTCGGAACGTGTTCCGAAAAAGAATTTTAATAAGAGAGGAGTAGACGATGAAGTCTATCAACACAGTAGTACAAGATGTATATGATTTAATGAAGTCTAAGGATTATGATGGAGACTTGAATGCAATAGCTATGCAAGCTGGTAGGGAGGTTGAGATTGCTCTCAAGGATGCCTTTACCCCAAGAGAAGACAACCGAAATCTAAGGATGTCATCTCTAGGTAAGTGTGAGAGAGCACAGTGGTATAACTACAAGGGGTACAAGCCAGAAGAAATAAAAGGTGAGGTATACCTAACTTTCTTACAAGGTCACATACTGGAGGCTGTGCTTGTTGCTTTGCTCAAGCTGTCAGGTCATACAGTAGAAGACCAACAAAAGAAACATACACTAGAAGGTGTTAATGGCTCACAAGATTGCACGATAGATGGTGAACTGGTGGACATTAAGACAGCAAGTGCTTGGTCCTGGGATAATAAGTTCCAAGAGACTGGACTTACTGACGATGCCTTTGGATATATTAAACAACTATCTGCTTATGGAAAGGCAGACAAAAGAAAGAAAGGATACTTCCTTGCTTTCAACAAGAACAAGTCAACACTCAAGCTATGTGAACAGCCACTGGAGCAAGACATAGATACTTTTATTGTTGACTTAAAAGAGAAGATGGAATCAGATACACCACCTATGAGACTGGCTAATAATACAACTTGGAACAAAGCCAAGACAGAAGAGAAGCTATGTATGACGTGTGCATTCTGTGGGTTTAAAGAGGATTGCTACGGTAGTCTGGAGGCTAGACCTATACCATCTGGTAAAATAACTAACTACTTTGTATCTAGTGGAGCTAACTTTTGAAACAACTGCCTGAACTGAAGGCATACATCGCAGCAACGTATGATGTATGCCTTATCTGTGATGAATTAGAAATTGAACCCGAAGAATTACTTGATGCTTTTGAAAAGAGACTAATAGAAAAGCGAGACAGATTTCTTGAGGAATTTGAGGAGAGTTATTGATGGACTATCTAAGTCTGAGTGTAGCTTTGATATTGCTTGGTGCTGGTATTATTTTTTACACCAACAAGCAAGCATATGAAAAAGGAATTACTGATGCTGTGCTGATGCACAGAGAAGGTAGACTAAAGTATAAAGATTATTATGATGATGATGGAGACCCGATGGTTGACATACAAATTGAACCAATAGATGATGAAGAATAAACCACACCCTATAGTTAATAAACTTATGCACTCTGTTAGAAATCACAGAATGTGGTCACCTAAAGTATTTTTAAACAAAAAGAAAGAACAAAAAAAGAGAGGAGATTATCTTGAACAAACTACCAAATGATTACCAAAACTTTATAGCTCTTAGCAGATATGCTAGGTGGCTACCTGAAAAGAAAAGAAGAGAGACCTGGGAAGAGACTGTTGCTAGGTACTTTGATTTTATGGAAGAACACTTAAAAGAAAACACTGAGTATGAGCTCACATCAAAAACTAGGAAAGAATTAGAGAGTGCAGTGGTTAACCTAGAGGTTATGCCCAGTATGAGAGCCTTAATGACTGCGGGTAAGGCATTAAAAGATAACAACATAGCTGGATACAACTGTGCCTATCTAAGTGTTGACCACTGGAAAGCATTTGATGAATGTTTATATATCCTTATGCACGGTACTGGTGTAGGATTCAGCGTTGAGCGACAGTTCGTTAGCAAGTTGCCCGACATACCAACTGAGATGATGGATGTTGAAGATGTTATTGTTGTGCAAGATTCTAAGGAAGGATGGCAGTCAGCATTCCGTAAACTAATTACCTATCTATATAATGGAGAGATTCCAAGCTGGGACTTCTCTAAGGTAAGACCAAAAGGTTCTAGACTAAAGACATTCGGTGGTAGAGCCAGTGGTCCAGAACCCTTAATAGATTTATTTTACTTCACTACTAACATATTTAAAGAGGCTGGTAGTAAGTTAACTTCTTATGAATGTCACCGACTAATGTGTAAGATTGCAGAGGTAGTTGTAGTGGGTGGTGTTAGACGAAGTGCCCTGATCTCTCTATCTAATTTAACTGATGAGCGTATGCGTAATGCTAAGAGTGGTAAGTGGTGGGCAGATACACCTGAGATGGCACTAAGTAACAACAGTGTATGCTACACAGAGAAACCAGACATAGGAATATTTATGAAGGAGTGGCTATCACTGTATGAATCTAAGTCTGGTGAGCGTGGTATCTTTAATAGAGAGGCTGCAAAGAAACAGGTAAAGTTTGCTACTAATGGTAGACGTAGCACCGAGCACGAGTTTGGTTGTAATCCTTGTAGTGAAATTATACTAAGAGATGGACAGTTCTGTAATCTAACTGAGGTTGTGGTGAGAGCAGAGGATACTCAAAAAGACATTACTCGTAAGGTTAGGTTAGCTACCATACTAGGCACATTCCAATCATCCCTTACAAACATCAGAAGATTACGCCCTAAGTGGGTGCATAATACAGAAGAAGAAGCACTGCTCGGAGTTAGTTTAACTGGTATAATGGACAACAGTTTTATGAACGGCAGTAGTAATGACAGAGGACACTATGGTAAGAAGTCTTTGCCCGATTTTCTTCTTGGTCTTAAGTACCAATCTGTTTCTGTAAACAAAGAGTGGTCAGCACATCTTGGTATCAACCAGTCTGCGGCAACCACAGCAATCAAACCAAGTGGTACAGTCAGCCAGTTAGTTGACAGTGCCAGTGGCATACACACCAGGCATAATGATTACTACTTACGTAGAGTCAGAGCAGATGCCAAAGACCCAATAGCACAACTTATGGAAGATCAGGGCATCCCTTGTGAGCCTGATGTTATGAAACCTAATAGTGTTAAGGTCTTTACATTCCCTATGAAAGCACCAGAGGGTGCAGTTCTTAGGAATGACAGGAGTGCTATTGAACAGCTAGAGCTGTGGCTTATGTATCAAAGATACTACTGTGAGCACAAGCCAAGCGTTACTGTTAGTGTAAGAGAACACGAGTGGATGGAAGTAGGTGCGTGGGTATACAAACACTTTGACAAAGTTAGTGGTGTTAGTTTCTTACCACACTCTGACCATTCATACCAACAAGCACCTTATGAAGACTGCACTAAAGCAGAGTACACAAGACTAGTTAAGAAGATGCCTAAGTTTGTTGACTGGAATTTGATTAGTGAGTATGAATTAACAGACCAGACTATAGGTACTAAGACATTAGCCTGTACTGGTAATGTGTGTGAGCTTGTGGATTTAACTGAAGAGGAGATGGAAACAGAATGAAATATATATTATTGGTATTAGTATTACTACTGACAAGTTGTAGTGTTATGCAAGATAAGATGGATTTGATGAAGTCAGAACAATTAGACAACACACTATGTTGTGTTCCAGACCCAGACTTTCCACACTCTTGTGGTGGATGGGAATTATGTTAAGGTGGAGGACTATGAATATAATAAAAAGAATTTTAATCTACAGTGCTTTTGTATCATCAATAGTTTCTGCAGGTTGTATGGTTTATGTTGTTATGTGGCTTGAGGCTCTTAGAAAAGGTTGGTTAGTTTGATAGACTTTACAAAAGACTCAGAGTACATAAGGATGTATGGTAAGAAGGGCGGAGATATGTTTAACTTTAAAGGAGTAAAGATGTTAGATAAAATACTAAAAGGTGCTGATGGTGCGATTGACGTTGGCATAAAATTAATCAGCTTATCAATTATATTACAGGTTGTATTTGGTAGTAAAGTAGCGTTCCTAACTGGAAATGTTATTGGTTCTATACTAGATATAGTTTGGACACTCGGTAACGCTGGGCTTGCAGGCATTATCGCTGCTGTTCTAATCTGGAAGTTGCTTGACAAAGATGTCACGAGTGGCGGAAAGTAAACAAGCTAAAAACACTTGGGGTCTTGTCCGTTTGGATAGGACTTCCAAGTTACATAAAAAACTCGGAACACGTTCCGAAAGTTCTAAGGGAGGGACTAAAAATGAGTGCAATAAACCCACAACATTATAAACAAGGGAACATAGAAGTAATAGATTTTATACTGGACCAGAAGATGAGCTATCTCATCGCCAGTGCCACAAAATATCTGTGCCGATTTCCGCACAAGCATTCTGCTGGTGAAGGAAGACTGGATGATTTGAGG